CTGCAAAAGTTCTTGTAAAGTTAATGAAAGCCAGACAAGGACAATTTGTCAATCAAGCAATGGCTAATGAGGGCATTGCCCCGGCTGGGGAAGTTTCGGCCCCCGCAGCAGCGCCAACAAACCGTCCATCTCTAAACGATATTTTCGGGGGCAAATAATGGCCACGTCAATTCAAGAAAAGATTACTCAAGCAAGAGACGCCGGTTACAACGATGACGAGATTGTTAAGTTTCTTGGGGAGACCCCTGACTTTGGGCCGAAGTTAAAAACTGCTATTGATGCAGGATATAAATCTGACGAGATTTTAGGTTACCTTTCTCAGCCCACTAAAACAGTTTCCGAAGGCATCCCAACTCAGCGTCGAGTTGACTTTGCTTCAATGACCCCGGAAGAACGGAAACAGGCAAAATTTGCTACTGTGCAAGCAACTAACCCATTGATTGAAGTTGCAGCGGGCGGTGTTCGTGGCGCTGGATCTATTGGCGCAACAATTCTTAGGCCATTTGAGACGGCGGAAGAAAATGTGCAGCGTCGTCAAGCAATGGACGAAGCATTGCAACAGTTGACAGGAGCCAGCCCAGAATCTTTTGGGTACAAGTCTGGAAAGGTTGGAGCTGAAATTGCTGGAACTATGGGCGGCCCTTCTTTGGTTGCAAAAGGATTGCGCTATGGCGCAACAATAGTTCCGTCTGCCTCAAGATTTTTGACTCCTGCTGCTACCGCTATTGAATCTGGCGGGTTTGGCGGCAGAGTGGCTCAAAATCGTTTCGCTGACATTGCTGCTCGTTCAGCAGCAGGCGGAGTTTCTGGGGCAGTTAGCACCGCTCCGATTGGGGAAGTTGATGTGGGTGCCGGTACAGCACTGGGAGCCATATTTCCTTTAGGGCCTTTAGCCGTACAAGGGACAAGAAACATATATCGAAACTTTTTCCCTTCCGCAGAACAAAGAGCCGCAAATATTGTTAGACAGGCGGCAGGTGAACAGTTGCCTATTGTTAGAACAATGGCAGGGGCAGCTCCAGAAACTGAAACGGCAGCCCAAGCAATTTCAGCAGCCGATGCACCGCAGCTTCAAGCATTAGGCGAAGTTTTGGCAGCAAGAGATTCAACAAGAACCATTAGAAATAAGCTTGCTCGTCAAGAAGAAGTAAATCAAAACACGTTAGCAAGAATGGCTGGTGGTCCAACACAAACAGCAGCTATGCAAGAAGCGGAACGCATGAAAGCCGCTCTGAATGCTCAAACCGCACCAATTAGGCAAGAGGCATTAGGGCAGGCAAACAGAACCACGGCAACCATTCAAAGAGCTGAAGAAATTTCAAGACGTGGGCGAGAATTTGGAGTTCCTCCAGGCGGAGGCAATGCTTATTTGTATCCAGCCGGCTCAACAGAAAGAGAAGTTGCCTTAGCAACTGCACGGAGTGCAGAAGATCGTTTGGCTTCTATTAGGGCAGCAGGACTTGAGCCATTAAACGTCAATGGGATGGTTTCCAACATCGAAAGAAGGTTGGCCAATCCTGAAGTCGGAATTCCAGACATCAATTCAAAAGCATTGAATAATGTCTCTGCAAAATTAAGAGAATGGGCAGATGAAAATGGAACCATAACGGCAGAGGCATTATATGCAGTTCGCAAAAGCGCAATTAACGATGTCATTGAACAACTAATGCCTAATGCCTCTCAGAGTGCAAAAAATGCACGCGCGGCAAGTGTTTTAAGTGAAGTCAAGCCGATGATTGACGACGCAATCCAGAGAGCAGGTGGGAGAGCGTGGAGAGATTATTTGCATTCTTACGAAATGGGGATGAGAGGTATTGATCAGACCAAAATGGCCGCTCAATTGATGGACCTTTATCAGACCAATAAGCCGGGCTTCGTAAGGTTGATGCAAGGCAATGACCCTGCGGCAGTTGAATCAATTTTTGGCCCAGGAAGTTATGACATAGTTAGAGAAATGGGATCAAAAATTCAGACAATTCGCCCGATTGCCGCCGGTGTTGAGAGATCCGCTTCAATGGCCGAACAAGCTCAAGCCGGAAAATCTTACCTTGATGAAATCATCCAGCAAAACACAAGGGCGATGAGGATCCCCTCCTTCATTCCAAAGTCAACTGCCGCAAATGCCGTTCTAGCAGAAATGCAAAGCAGGCTCGGAACAAAAGTTCTTAATGAGCTGGAAAAAGGTTTTGCTTCTGGAGCAAGCTTGAAGGAGCTTTTGGATAAGGTTCCAAAAGAACATAAAAGTTATGTTTCAAGGATCCTGGCTACTTCTGGCGGGTTGAGATCCTTGCCAGTGACAACACAATCTAATAATCTGGCACCTGAAAACAGAAACGCATTGAGTCAATAAACGGAGCAAGCAATTGGACAATCAGATGATTTTCAACGCCGCCGTAAGCCTTGCGGGGTTCCTTGGTGGATGGGTTCTGAACAACATTTACAAGGCGATTGAGCGACTAGAGGAGGAGACTAGATCTTCTCCTGCAAAGTACGTCAGACGTGATGACTATAGAGAAGATATGCACGAAGTGAAATCGCTCCTCGGCAAAATCAGTGACAAATTAGACAATAAAGAGGATAAAAAATAATGCTCACCCTACTCAGCACAATCGTCTCGTTTCTGGCGGGCGGATTGCCCAGGTTCTTGGAGTTCATGAAGGATCGCAGCGACAAAAGACAAGAGATTGAATTGCTGGGTATGCAGATCCAGAGGGAGTTGGAACTCCGCAAGCTTGGCTTTGATGCCGAGGCAAAGCTTGAGGAGATCCGCTCCGCTCAACTGGAAATGGATATTGCAAGCCGCGAGATCCAGGCCAGAATCGGCGCACAGAGCGACGAAATGAAGGCGATCTACACCCATGACGCGGCTATCGGCGAGGGTGCTAGCCAGTGGGTGATTAACCTTCGAGCGTCTGTGCGGCCTGTGGTTACCTACGGGTTCTTTATCCTCTTGGTGCTGATTGACATCGGGATTTTCTTTTACGGTGTAGCTGCTGGCGCATCGTTCGTTGATGTTGCGGCGCAGCTCTGGGACGAGAACACCCAGGCGCTATTTGCCTCCGTGATAGCGTTTCACTTCGGCGGCAGAGCCTTCGGCAAATGAAGACTTCAGAAGTCGGCATCAGCCTTATCAAACACTTTGAGGGTGTGAGGCTCAAGCCATATAGGTGCCCTGCTTTGCTCTGGACTGTTGGCGTCGGGCATGTTTTGTACCCGAGACAGCATCACTTAACACTTGAGGAGCGTATGCATTTCCAGCTCGCTCAAGCTCACAACCGGACATTCACACAAGAGGAAGTCAATGATCTACTCAGAAATGATCTTCGTCGGTTTGAGCGAGGTGTTGAAAGATTATGCGGAAGAAACACAACGCAATCTGAATTTGATGCTCTGGTTAGCTTCGCTTTCAACCTTGGGCTCGGTGCCCTTCAGCGGTCAACGCTCAGAAGAAAGCACCTCAGAAAAGACTACGCTGGAGCAGCCAGCGAGTTTTTGAAGTTTGTCCGAGCAGGCGGGAAAGTCCTGCCCGGGTTACAACGGCGTCGTATTGCTGAACGACTTTTATACGTAAAGCATCACGATACCGGTGATGCTGGCGATTATTAGAACAATCATCAACAGGCTTGCGGCCATTGATGCGATGCCTTCAATCTCGGTTGGTTCGTTCCATTCGAAATCTGGAATGCAATCACATTGACGACCTTGACCACAGTTTCCGTTACACATCATCATCCCCTTTCAGTCGTTGAACAATCAGAGTTGAATAGCCTGCAATGTCATGCCAACTATCGGCGTAGTCAGCGTCTCCGTTGATGATTCTGGCGATCTTGTGACAGATCATTTCCAGGGCCTCTTGCTGGTCTAGTGCAAGGATCTTGCCTCGATGCTTGAGGTGGGTCCGGATTACAAGCTTGAGATCTTGTGAGACCTCTGCATGTCCCGAAAACTTGCCGTATTTCTGGCCACGTTCCTGCAATGTTCCTTCCACGTCTGACATACGTTTCCTTTTGATTGAGTCTCCGCAAGCAGCCAACGCTTGCCTAGTTGCCGAACAGCACGAACCCACTGACGCTGGTTGTGCCGGTTTACATCCCGTGAAACCGAACTGCTGTTCCACAGCTTTCTAACAAGTCTCAGGGCTTTTGTATTCATGATTTGGCGGGGGTGTCGGGCTCACCCGAACTTACCTTTTCAGACCCCCATATCTGTTAGTCGATCATAGAGTCAATGATGTCATTGCGACACGTCATCACCAAGCGGCCCAATTGCTCAAGGCTCATGAGACCCTTCTCCACCTTGTTGCACGCCTCAACAAAAGTTGGCGTATCGTTCTCCATCTCACCGGAAACATCATCAATACGAAATTCAGCAATGAACTGAAATTCCTCTTCATATTCCTTTTCGTCTTGTTCCATTTGGTCAAGGTACTTGTTGGTCTGGGTGGTGATGTAGCACATTTCGGAAGCTCCGGGTTGTGTGTTGCGATGGGTTCAATTGTGAGTGCGCTCACATTCCATGTCAAGGTGTTCTAGGATAAACTCCCCAATTTGTTGCTTTGCGTCATCACATCCCTTCGCGACAAGGCAATGATATTGGTTGGCCTCAAGGTAGCCGATCCAGTCTTTCTGATCCTGGCTCAACACTCCACCCTTCTCCCGCTTCATCTCCACCCAAAGCCCCCAGGCTGGGATGAAAAGATCCGGAACACCCCTGCACACTCCCTCAGACTTCAGACGTGTTGCCGTTGTGATCGTCCGAGCCCCTCCGTTTGGAATCGCAAAAATGCGGGTGCCTGGAAAGCTCTTGCGGAACCAAGACACAAATTCCCGTTGCTCCTCGTGTTCTGTTCTTATTCTTTCCATTGTTCCGTTCCTGTTCAAAATGGGATCTCCTCAAACCAACTAGGACACTGATCTATTGACCCTGCAAAATCCTTCGGCACTTTTTCATCAAACATAGTGCAGTAATCGTGCTCGGCGAAATGGTCGCATGTGTAACAACATTTCGGCGGGTACAAGCCCTTCTTTGCTTCCTTGATCTTCTCTCGGTACACCTGGACAACATGCGGCTCACTCATTGGCCCTCCATTCTCGGTTGATGACACGAACAAACTTACCCTCTTTGCGATACTCCACCGCACTAGGCGGCTTGGATTGCGTCATGATCTTGGCGCAATCATCTAGGTCCTCGTGAGACCCAATAGGCGCACCAGATTTTCTGGCCATGTCCATAAACGTCCTGATCGCTTTTTCTCCCGCATAACCATCATGCGTGACTGTCAGATATTCGGTAACCGGACGATCGCTCAAAGCGCCGTAATACGTGATTGCAAACATCTCTTTGCCAGAGGCCTTGCTTGTGTGCTTACGCCAGATCCAAGACCTTACGGACATCTCTGTGCCCTCAATGCCCATAATATCGTCAACGTGCAGCGTCAGGGGCTTTTTTTCTGGTTCAGGGAACGGTGCGCCACAAGCTGGGCATTTCCTGGCCGAGATTGGGCACAGCTCGTTACAAGATTCGCACAACTTTACCGGGGTCTCACCATTGCCTGAGCCTGCCTTTTTTGGCGGCTGCACTGCTGTTATAGGGCCATGTGTCGCCACTACACCAGCAAAGTCAAGAACTAGGCAATTGTCGGTGTGGCTCTTGGGGCGCATCCCTCGGCCTGCCATCTGAACGTAAAGGCTTGGGCTCATGGTCGGGCGCAGCATGGCGACCAGATCAATATCAGGGTAAT